GACGGGTATCATGGACAGCAAACTAACCAATGGATATAACAAAGGCTTGCCTAAGCTACTGGAGACACTGAAAGATGAAGCTATTAAAACGAATAAAGAGTGGGCTAAGAAACTCGGCATTAATCAAGCGGCTGCGGTCACCTGTGTCAAGCCTAGTGGAACTGTCTCGCAACTGGTGGATAGTGCCAGCGGAATACATGGTCGCTTTGCTGATCGTTATATTCGTAGGGTTCGCGCTGATATAAGAGATCCGCTGTGTGAGGTACTGAAAGAGGCAGGGGTACCACACGAGGTAGACATAACGTCACCTTCTACCCTGGTGTTTAGCTTCCCTCAGAAAGCACCTAAGGGCAGCGTGATTGCATCAGAGCAGACAGGCATGGAACAGCTGGAGTTATGGAATGTTTATCAGAAGCATTGGTGCGAACACAAGCCGTCCATTACAGTTTACTATCGCGATGATGAGTTTCTTGCTATTGGTAACTGGCTGTATAATAACTTTGACGATTGTTCTGGTGTATCATTCTTACCATACAGCGATCACAGTTATGAGCAGGCTCCGTATGAGGCTATTGATGATGATACATACAAAGAGCTGAAAAAGAAAAGTCCCACCAGTATTGAATGGGACATTGTAGAGAACAGTGACGTTACCGAAGGGGCGCAGACACTAGCTTGTACAGGAGGGGCTTGCGAGATCTAACTCTTTAGTGATTTAACTATCTTCTCACCACTACGGCCTACAACATACCCGCCCAGACCTAGCTGGAGTAGCGACCATGCTTCGTCTCGGAGCGGGTTAGGCAATAATCCTAGACTATCCCCTACAGTAAGCACCAGGAACGTCAGCATAACAATAGGCCGCCATGAGGCAGCGAGCCAATGCTCACTAGACGCTTCTGAGTTTACTATCTTAGCTTTGGCGGTTAGCATCTCTGACTCATAGCTCAGTACAGTCTGCATAGCAGCAGCTTGTACATCTAAGAGCTTTGCCTTTGATGCTAATCGTTCTTCTTCTGACGTATGTAGCTCATCTATCAAGTTAGCAGCTGGCTTAAATATACCAGCAATTAGATCAGTTACTCCAATCATTGCATCGCCTCATTGGTTAGTCCTGCTATTATCGGGAAGCCTCTTGATACGTCCTTAAGAACTCCCATTACTACCTCGTCAGGAGACAGGTTGCCAGATAGGATAGCGCCTATTCCATTTACTGTGTCGTTAAACTTACCAGCTGCTGGGCCGAGTAGGACAGTGACAGGATCAACGCCCCAGTTACTAGCACGTAGCGGATCAGCTACAAAGCCAATACCACCAATGTAAGTAATAGCGCCTAGTACATGGCCAAGTGCATCACGATCTTCCCACCTCTCGATGTCCCCAGTCTTGGCAAACTCACGTAGTGCAGCAGACATTATCTGCGTTGCAATCATCATTCCAATATAAGGTGCAATGCGTAACGCCTGGTTTAACTTGTCTTCTGACGTACCATTAGCAACCATCTGGTTGTACCAGCCTTTCATCACTACGTTATTGAACACGATAGCAAAAGACTTTAACTGACCTAGTAGCTTGAATCGCTCATCAGCCATCCAAGCAGGTTTCTGTGCCATACGCGGACGCATCACAGTATCTTCAACTACGTTAAGCACACCCATTCGGAATGTGTCGCGGTAGTACGCATCATTGCCAGCGCCCTTGCGGTACCAGTTAGATGCTTCAAAGATATTAAGACCTGCCTCAGCAAACTTATCAGATATTCGTAACTGCTCTTCCAGGTTACCTTCGGCTACTGCTTTCTGGTACAGTTCCAAGTCAGCTTTAAATCCCTGCTCAGCCATGATAGCTGCAGTCATACGCAATGCTTCAGTCCACTGAGGAGTAAGCGTCAGGTTATAGAATTTATTTTCTATGTCACTTACTTTGCCACCAATCTCATTATCACTCATGCGGGCAGCAGCAGTGTTTTTCAACTCATAAGCAGTAATACCTAAGTCGCCTATGATATCGGTGTCATTGACCAGCTTACGTGCATCGTTAAACGACAGACCACGACCATGCTTAAACTGTTCTTTAACTATACGAGCTGTCAAAGAACCTGCTTTAGTGATCACCTTACCTTGGTTGCCTGTTCTGGAGCCTACAACGAACACCTCAGCCATAGAAGACAAGAACGCTAGTGGAAGTAGGGCTACGTTTAAACCAGCTCTAACGACATTCTGTGCGGTTCTAACGCCTTCCATACTAGGATCGATGGTGAACTTAGGAATACGCTGAGACAGGTTCATCAGGTCTGTCATATCTGCAATGTAACGCTTTGCATTAAATGGTTTACCTGATTCCCTTGCTTCATTAACAGCAGTGGTTAGCCTAGTGTAGAACTTCTCGTTGTTAGCGCCAAACTTCTCAGCATGTGCCAGGCGCTCAGCCAGCATCTCATAGTATGAATAGACAGACTCTTGCACACCTACGTTAGGATCTACCCAGTTGTTCCAGAAGTCCTGAGGCAATTCAGATAATGCACGATGAGTTTCAACGGCGTTCTGAGAGTTAACTTTAACTCCCTTGCCTGCCTGACCTTTACCTAGACGATTAGTCAGAGCCTTAGATGCCTTTGCCTGTGCTTCTTCTGCACTCATACCATCAGAGATTAGCTCAGTAACTTCTTCTTCGTAGTCCATTAGAAGCTTAGCATCAGCCTCGATACCAAAGTGTTCGTAGCCTTGCTCTTCAATACGTCTTATGTACGCTCTTACTTTCTTTTCTTCTAAAGTAATACCATCTCTCTTTGCAGTTTCTAATGCTTGTCTAACAAAACCTTCTGGATCTTGCTTGATCTTCTTGTAATTAAGACGGCCATGAAGTGGAAAATAATTACCACCTTCAATGAACCCGCCGCCGATGCCTGCCTTCTTAACATCGTTAAGGATCTGCTGATCTAAGAAAGTAGCCAGTTGGTTAGCGCCTTTCTTTTCTTCTTTAGTCAACTTAGCAAATGCATCCTGCTTAGCCTGCTTCTGCTCTTTAGTAGCACTAGGCATTACTCGGTGGTCGTGTACACGCTGAGCAGACTCACGCGAGAGCGTCATGTAAGCATCAATAGAGGAAGAGTACTTAGCCTTAAACTTAGAGGCTACAAAGTTTACAGTAGTCTGCCTTGCTCTACGCCCAAAAGAGCCAGTAGTCTGATTAAAATCACCAATGATTGACTGAGTAGTCTCACTGGGTATCTCGTTCATAGCTTTGCTGCCTGCTTCGCCTAACACAGGAGCTAAGTACTTAGAATACAGGTGAGCTAGTTTGCCATTAGTGACAGGTACTTTCTCTTGAAGTTGTCTCCAGCCTCCAAGCCCTTCATTAGCTTTCTCGTCAAAGACAATCATGCCGTCTTCTACTTTCTTTGCTAGGCTAAGATCATTATTAGCCGCTGCTTTATTTACAACAGAGCTGCCTACTCCGAAGGGTAAGCCAAGGATACCACCGATAAGCGCCTCAGTTGCTGACTCTTTCATTGCCTCTTCAACATCAAACTCATCCCAGTAAGATGTTGTATTAACAGCAGCAAGAGTAGAGCCAAAGTCTTGAATACCCTCAGTAGCTGCACTACTTGCTACAGCTGCTCCTATAACTTGCCCCGCAGACGGACGAGCGGCAGCTGCAGAACGATAAGAAGAAGCCAATGCCTCTTTGTTGCCTGCTCTAATGCCTTTGATAATTTCAGGGCTAGTAGAGCGTATAGCAGGTGTCATTGCCTTAACAAACTTAGACGCGACAATAGGCTCAATAGCACCCATAGCATAGCCAGTACCTATGTCGGATAAGCTAGCAGTGTATGCTTCGTCCATGTCTTCTGCTTTAAGGCCAATGTCGCCTACCTGCATAGTACCTGACATAAGCCCACCAGCAACTAACGCACCAGTAGATCCGCTTACGCCTACAAGGGGAGCAACAAGACCAGCACCAGCAGCAGGCAAGGCAACGCCTAGAGTACCTACGCCACGTGCTACTTGGTCGAGTAATCCTCTAAAAGAAAACTCACCATCTTCATATAAAGGATTTGCAACAACTTGTTTAACTTTGTTAAGGTTATCTTCTTTACCCTCAACCATTGCCCGACCAAAGGAACTGTCTGCAAAGCCAAACGCTTCCGCAACAGACTGACCTCCTCGATACAGCAGAGCTTGGCCTAAGTCAACACCAGCTCCTACTTGATCAGCAATACCATCAGGACGATCTTCAATGTACGCTTGAGACTGTAAGTCAGATAGATCCCATAACGTATTGAAGTTTACATCGCTAAAGTTTTGCGTCATTATTTAGAACCCTGTGTCTTGCTTCTAGCCCAGTCGTTAGTTGCCTCTCTGATAGCGGTTAAATCTACATCACCGCCCTGGCTAAACCAGTTATCCCCTACTTCGTCTGCAAGGTAATTACTTAGATCAGTCAACATAGCATCTGGCATGTTAATTATGCTAGGGTTAATAGCATATAGCTGCTCAGCTGCTGACTGAACTTCACCTTTTAATCCAGCACCCCGTAGTTTGCTCTCTATGTTAGAGATCTTGCTGGTGTAGTTCTTAAAGCGATCAGCACCTGCAGACTTCTGAGCATTCATCATCTGAATAGCAATCAGAGCATCTTTATATTGCTTGTTCTGAGCAGCCGTTGCCTCATCAATCTTAGCCTGCCGTCCTGCCTCTAACGCCATGCCTAAGCTCTGTATAGTTCCTTTGCCTGACCCAGCACCTGCGAGCATAGCAGCTCCCATTGCCATAAGATCAACCTTATCGTTGATGGAATCAAACCAACTAGCTTTGTTGCCACCTGCACTGGTTTCTCTTTTGCCAATAGTAGTTCCATCACCTGTAGCAGCAGAGGTAAAGAACTGTTCTTCTTCTGTCATAGGGGCGTTCATTGCATCCATAGGATCAGCCGAAGGAGCAGATGCAGGAGCAGATACAGGAGCAACTTGTACAGCTGTAGCCGGATCAGCGTTTAAAAGTTCTTGACTGGCTCCAGGATTATTACGTGCAAAGGATTGACCAGCAGGAGTAGATAACCAGTTCTGATAACGCTCTGCTTGGCTAGGTGTGCCAGCATTAATTTCAGCGACTGTTCGGCTGTTAGGGTTAGACACGACAGCAGTGTCAATACCACCATACTCATCGCCGCCCATAGGAATGTTAGGAACGTTAGGTACCCTAGCTGCTAAGTTCTGTAGCGCAGAGAAGTCAGTAGGATTTGGCATTACAGCAGTGCCGATACCTGAGTACTCACCGCCGCCTGCGGGAGGATTAGGCACACGAGGTACCTTAGCCAGCTGCTGGTCAATAGCATTGCCTAGAATAAATCCCTTCTCTTCTGCAGACATTCTGCTTAGATCGGTTATAGCATCGCCAGTACCATCTATGAGCGCTTGTAGAGCTGCTCTGTTTTGCTCAGCGTCTATCCTTTTCATAGCATCGCCCCGTGGACGAATGATATAGCTGTCTACTAGAGCCTGTTCAATGTTGTCAAAAAGAGGTATTGCCATGATAATTATCCTTGATTAAAAACAGGAACGCCGCCAGCAGCAGGCATTGCAAGTGATTGTTGTTGCTGTTGACGAACAAGCCCTTCCAGCAAGTCAGCTTCTCGTCCCCGTCTTGGCCACAGCTCTCTGTTTTTCCACTCTTCTGGAGTATGATTACGCAGCTTAGCTATAGCAGTAGCGTAGTCCTCTTTCATAATAGCCTTAACAGTTTGAAACTCAAGGGCGCTGTGCCCGTAGTTATGGACTAACGAAAGAATAACAGCCTGAGCCTGAGGAGGCAGGTCAATAAACCCTTTATGTTTCTTTGCAATATCGTTTAATGATTTTGCAATGACACGCTCAGATACAGCCATAGCTATCTCTGCAGGTATCTCGATAGCTCCCATCTCACGGAACAGCTTAGCTGCATACTCTCCTTTCTTCCCGACAAAGGGCAACAAAGCAGATTCATACTTAGGAGGCAATCCAAGATCCATAAACTCTTTAACGTCCATTTGACCTACGTCAATGCCAACGCCAAAGGTAACGCCTGACTGTCCAATAACAGAACCATCTCGCACAGGCAAGTAAGTCTTAGTCTCGAAGCCTTCTTGATCTATTATAAATCCCTTAACAATAGGATCTATTACTACCATGTTATATTTCATCGGTCACCTATAGTGAAAAGATTGGAGGA